CGAATTCTGGGGCTTCTGTAAATTCTGGGACTTTTGTGCAACCTGCGAATTCTGGGGCTTCTGTAAATTCTGGGACTTTTGTGCAACCTGCGAATTCTGCAAAACTTATAAAAACTTGTTCTGAAATGTTGGTGGAATCGAAAGAATTAAATGATAAGTTAAAGGATTACAAATTATGGAAAACTGATTCCGAAAAATACGCATATTTTACAGCTGTATTAAATCCTACTACAGATACGATTGATACATGGATTCGTGAGCGATATGCTCTTGAAGGCGAAGAGAACATGAAGGTTAAAACTATGCTTATAGGAGATGCATATATTAAATACGGGTTTCTTGGAAAGAAGAATGTTCCCGCATTTGAATTAAAGAGTATTAATAAATTAAATGAAGAGTTTGAGCATTATAATATTTATACAAATACTGGATGTAGTAAGAATGATTGTTTAATCATTTCATTTCTCATGGGCATTTCACCTGCGTATCGTAAATTAGATGATGATCACCAATGTAAAGTATCCAATATCTTTAGACGCCATTTATTACCGGCATATATTGAAGGATTTAAACATAAAATACAAAAAACAGAAAAACAAAGAGAAGATATTGTAAGGCAATTAGAGTCAGGCAATTACTTATATGATGATGTAATGGGTGTTCTTGCGGATATATGTAAGATTAAAATATTATCCTTGGAAACATATAAAGCAGAGAATGGGGTGGGCATGCCGCCCTCTGTGATACATGTTGGAGGTGATACAGTTCCTGGAATTATAATCATTAATTTTAACAATGGACATTTTGAAATAATTGGTAAAGATGACAAAACATTTTTGTTCGATTCGAATGATCTGAAAGAAATCCATAAAATACTCACTGAGAATACACCATAATCGGATTCTAAAGGAAATCTAACGAACACGCTTCGCAAAACGTTATAAAAGTATTGATTAACCTCTAAAAACACCTAAACGCTGAAAACAACCCCATACAAGGAAATGTCAAAGACCTGGAAAGGTGCGCTGCTTGTTAGCGGCGAACCTGGCACAGGAAAGACCCGATGGATCAAAGAAGAAGCAGCTTTTGCAAAGGCCAAACTCTTTCGCTGGAATGCGCGAACAGATCGCAGTCTTCGTGAAGGGCGCGAGGTTCTTCATCAACAAGTTCGCTCCAAAGAGCGCCTTTTCGTTTGGATTGAGGGAGCGGATGATCTTACCCAAGAAGCCCAGGCGTTTTTAAGGCGCATTTTGGAAACTGCCGCTACAAATGTCACATGCGCCTTAGAAGTTCGTGAACTCTGGAAGCTCTCTCCACCCATTCTTTCGCGTTGTACGGTTGTCAGCATGCGTTCCGAGCAATCACAAAGAGCATTGCGCAGTAAGGCAATCGCAGCACATTGTGGGATTTCTACTTCTGTGGATTTGAGGAATATCCTTCCGGCTTGGAAAGATATTCCACAATTACGAAGAAATGGAGAAGACCCCTATACATATATTGATAAAATTATTGAAATCTACGGCCCCGAAATGAAATTAGTTCAGCAGTGTGTGAAGGCCATTGGGTCAGGATCTTCTCCTTGGATTCAATTAAGCCATTTTCTTTTGAATGCACCGCGTCCTATTTCAGAATGATATCTCCATCTATACTCCAGAGATTTCCGTGAATGGAATTAACGGGTGAAGGTGTTTCAGTATATACTGAAGCGAAGAGTGAATATACGAAACAGTTATGTCAATACATGTTACCGGCTCTTCAGCAGTATTTCCTCGATATGTTGGAAGAAGCAAAGGGGAAGGAGGCGAACCCTAACAAGCTGCTATTGGCATTCCAGGGGTTGTTAGAGAATGTCCCCGAATGGAATGTAGATAAAGTTCAGCGTGAAACAAGCAGCTTAGCTTCTGGAACGCGGTGCGATTATCTAGAAGAGCTGCTAACAGCGGTATTCATAGCTCATACGAAAGTTCTATCGGCTATCCGCCTTACTACACGGCAAAAAAAGTTACAAATTACAATTCCACGCCTCGAGCATTTTCTTCATAGAACTCTTACGGAATGTTCTCGCCTATTGTGGTCCAATACATTTCTCTTTTCTGTATCTGTGCCATCTATTGAGCGTCAGAAGAATCTCAGGCAGATTGAGTCTATACTTAACAATGGAATTCAACAGGCCATACGAAGTATGTTACCTGTGAAGAATATTCTTCGAGAATATTTGAAGGAGGATGGGGAAGAGGAAGAGGACGAGGTAGAAGAGAAGGAAGAAGAGATCGATGAGAAAGAAGACGACGAGAAGAAAGAAGAGGACGAGAAGAAGGAAGAGGACGAGAAGAAGGAAGAGATACAAGTCGAGAAGAAGGAAGAGGTACAAGTCGAGAAGAAGGAAGAGATACAAGTCGAGAAGAAGGAATGGGCAGGGTCAGAGGGCAAAAGCGACGATAGTAAAGAATTGCCCCCCTTTACAGGCCTTGATACGAATAATACGGTACTAGAAAAACAACCCGAAGCTGAACCCGAAGCTGATTCAGAGGAAGTTACAATTCTAGATGGTTCTCCGGAGCCGATGGATGGATTTGAAGATTTAGAAAACAAGGAAGAAACGCTCCAAATGGATTTTGAGGAATTAAGTTAATGCGCGTTATCCGACGCGTGTTTTTTTCCTATTGAGCGGCCAGAATGTCACAAACTCCCCTAGTCACTGGAATGATCCTAGGAGGTGTTGTTATTTCAGCGCTTGGAGCCGCGAGTTCCCAATTTGTAGAGAATAAGAATCCCACCATGAAAACTATATCTCGAGATTTCATTATAGGTGGTGTGATGGTCCTTATGATTATGCAGCTACTACCTGAATCATCCACGACCATTATAGAGTTTCTTCTTACACTTGTTCCGCTGACTCTGTTTACTGCGAGCAAACCAGAGGTAGAGGAAGTTGTCAAGATAGTAGAGGAAGTGGAAGTCAAAGTAGGTGTTCCGAAATTTTAAATTAATATATATTAAATGACAAAATTCTACCCAGGAGTTCCAAAAACAGAAAGAGAAAAATATGTAGAAAATCATCTCGTAGAAATCAGGCCATCCAACATACCCAATGCTGGAAATGGGGTATTTGCGAAAGAAGATATAAACTCTGGTGAAATGCTTGGGATTTATAGAGGAGAAGCACTTACCTCCGACCAGTTCAATAAAAGATTCAAGGGCGTGGATAATGCCCCATATGTTCTCGCACTAAAAAACGGGACAATAAATGTCGATGGAGAAAAAAAGGGCTATAACTGGGTATCACGCGTGAATGGTCCAAGGGGGACAACTATGAAAACAAACATATGGTGGGATGATGATGGAAATGTTTTTAGCAAACGTAAAATAAAAGCTGGGGACGAGCTACTTGTTAGCTATGGACCTTCTTATTGGAGAGGCTTTCACCGGCATCAGAAGAATAAGACTATGAAAAAGAAGAAGCACTCTAAATAAACAACTGCCATTTTTTGACATCCCCAACTTCTGACGGGTTCACTTGGAACTGGTCAAAAGCTGGATGTGTAAATTGCTGGGATGGAATCGCGTTATGTATAGATGTTGCTATATGATTATATAAATCAAAATTGGGAAACCTCTCGGATCCATCCGCATTGACTAGGACATTCTCACCATTGTCATCCACCATCCACGACCACAGGCAATTATAAAGTGGCGATACGGATTTAAGAACAGTAAGGCCTTCTTCCGAACTGAGGACTTCTTTACTCTCGCAGTTTTCGGGTTCTTCTGGGAAAAGAGCTTCAAACAAACTCACGGACAGTCGGCACAGATCAAACGAGGGGTTTGGGGGAATTTCAGGATCTGCTCCCTCGGTCAATGGTTCAAATGCGTATTGTCCGCCCGCATCATTCCCGTCCCGAAAATCGTCGCTGATGAATTGCGTTCCGTTTATGGTAAAAATGGAACGGCCATAATCGATGATCCGAAAGAGTTTTCCAAATGTAGGGACCTTAAATGTTGCGCCAGATTTGAGAGTGTAATATAAAAATTCCTCGCTTGTAGGAATCCATACAATATTATTGGTGTGGAGATCATTGTGCGTAAATCCAAACATGGCCTGGGCCACTGTAAGCGCGGCAATCACTTGAAACAGCCACGCAGACCACCGAATCTCCCACTCGGGCGTCCCATGTTTCGCCCCCACAAGTTCTATAGAATCAAGAAGCTCATCCATAGTGCCACTATTTTGTTCAATGGCGATAAGCATCACTGGGAAATCGTTCAATTCTGCGTATATCTTGTAAGTATCATCCACCTCTTCAGATGATGCATCGGATGACTCGGATTCACTGCGCTGATTATTCTCTGTGAATGAAATATCAGACATTCCATCTGAATGAAGAGATGCCATGTCATCGGAAATTTTGACATCTATAACTTCATCATCGTCCGAATCCAAATCCACAGAGATATCGCCTGCTTCTGAACCCGAATCCGAATCCGAATCCGAATCAAGAACAGATGGCTCGCGTAAATATTCATCCATGATATCCTCGGGAACATCTGCCCCAGGATGTACACGATCAAGGATGCATAGTTTGAAAAGGGAATTCTTCTGACCCCTCCAGAACCAGGGCGAAGTTCTATATTCGCCGATCTCTTCCGTCAGATTGTATCTATATATGTCGGCCCTAGCACAGAAAGCTCCATAAAATTCATTAAAGTGGGGTGAGATACCTTCATCTCGAAGGCGGCCAAGAGCATAGCTTGCTACAGCCTCTACATATGCCTGGTTCCAAGAATCCTGTAGTTTGGTCCATGCGGGAGCCCATGTTTGTGTATCCCAAGGCAGACCATTTTGCTTCGGCAAACTGTATTTCCCTTTCATCCATCGGATAGGATCCAGGAGGTGGGTGACTTTCATGTAGGCTGATTGCGACCGTGTTTCACTCGGGGACATATCTCCGGATACATCGACATTGGGCACGAGTTTCAGAAAACAGGGCCCCGATGTTCCGGAAATATCAATTCCCCTAATTCTCCACTTGGAATCGAGCCATACGCTCTCCTTGTGCTTCCCTTTGAGGTTATACAGACTCGATAGCGTGGGGAAAAAGGTCTGTAGGGAATGAAAGCCACGCACGGAACATAGCTCTTTAGGAAGAGGTGCTTGCCGGAAACGAGGAGAGGGTAGTTGCATTCCCCGGAGATTTGTATCCATTTCTTACGGAACATAAGAGCCTTTAGTTCGCGGTATGACGCACGCTAAAAAAGGTGAATGACTATGTAGTTGTTCAATGTCGGGAGCTGTGAATGTCTCATTGAAGAAGTTTGATATGCGAAAAGTCCCACAGGATGCCGTGGTTATTTTTATTGGGCGTCGTCGCACGGGCAAATCCACACTTGTTCGTGATTTGCTGTTTCATCACCAAGATATGCCACTTGGGACCGTGATTAGTGGGACGGAAGAATCCAACTCCTTTTATGGAAAAATGATTCCCCCTCTTTTTATCCATGGCGAATTCTCGGCCATGATTTTAGCCAATTACGTGAAGCGGCAAAAGATGATTATGGGCCGTATTCAGCGAGAGCAACAAGGGGGTGGAAAGTCGCGACTGGATCCTCGCTCCTTTATGATCCTGGATGACTGTATGTATGATGATAGTTGGACGCATGATAAGAATATTCGGTATCTTTTTATGAATGGGCGTTGGTTAAAGGTATTCTTCATTATCACGATGCAGTATCCTCTTGGTATTCAACCAGCTCTCCGGACCAACGTGGACTTTGTATTCATTTTGCGCGAACCCTACGCAACAAATCGCAAGCGCATTTTTGACAATTATGCATCCGCCTTTCCCAGTTTTGAGTTCTTCTGTCAAATCATGGACCAGTGTACCCAGAATTACGAATGCCTCGTGGTGGATAATACGAGTCAATCGGCAAAGCTGGAGGACTGTATTTTCTGGTATAAAGCCGATCTACACCCCGATTTTCGTATCGGGGCAGCCGAGTTCTGGCAGCACTCGGCCAATTACTTTCGCGATAAACAGGAAGAAGATGATAATGCCTTTGATCCTATGAATGCACGTAGGCTGAAAGGGCCATCCATCAATGTTCAGAAAAAGAACTAGGGGTGTTTCTACCCCATCGTCCATAGGTATCTTAATTTTGGCACATCACGATAGATGAATATAGATCTGTATTCAATTGGCATTATAGCACTTCTTGCATTTTTATTTTTGGTCGCGGATCGTATAATCCGCATCAACCCCATTCTGGCAAGCGAGGGATTTCAAGTATACGGGCAGCCTCAGCGATGTGGAACAGATTTAGAACCATGCCCATTTCCTAAACGCTGTATGAATGGATTTTGTTATAATACCAACGAACCCCAGCTTTATGATAGGAATCCCCTCCCGGTGGTCCCGTGAAATATGA